ACATAACCCCAACGATACCAAATCGAGGTAGAACCACCACCTTGATAAGCGCGGCCATCACGATAGATTTCAGTCTGTTCAGGAACAGCCAGAGCAGCCATAGCCATAGCACCAGGCAGAACGATGAACGAAGTCTTAGTACCAGCAACGTTAACGCCATCGGCACCGTTGATAGCTTCCAGTTCAGTAGACGACAGGCTTTGAGCAGCACGAGTCTGAATCAGACGGAATTTGCCATTGAAGATGGTGCTAAATTCGACATTACCATCGCTCACCATAGTGCTATCAACCAGATTGGCCGAACGCAGCGAAGCCATAACTTCAGGTGAAGTCACGAGATAAGCATACTCAGGCTCATAATCCTTGTATGCCTTACCAAAGGCTTGCAGGAAGGCTTCTGCACGAGCAGCACCCTGAACAGCCGAGTTAGCATCAACGACAGGCTTAGTAGAACCCATGTCAACGTAGAAGCCATAACGCTTGTCAGTCGGATCATTGTCAAATGTTTGACCGCCCAGACCAGCTTGGCCCGAAGCGACACCAGCACCATACAGCAGTTCAGAGATAGCAACACCCTTCAGAACCGACAGCAAAGCATTGTGTTCGTCTTGAGCACGAGTTTCAGCAAAGTCACGACCAATTTTAGCCAGACCGTCAACTTGCGTAACAACTTGTTGCATGTTAACTTTGTTAGCACCATGCGTACGAACGCTCTTGATGTACGTGTAGTAATCCGAGCTGTACGAAGTAGTCGTACCGTTGGCAGCATTAGTCAGCGAAGCAACGTTAACAGTTGGGTTCAGCGGCTTGTACCAGCGAACTTGACCAATGAAAGTTTCAGTAGAAGGATCGATATCAGGGTTCGAACCAACGATACCCGTACCCGACAGCTTCTTAGCGTTGGTGTATGCTTCGTCCGAGTAGGCACTAATAGTAGCCTGCAGAACGTAGTTATCAGCACCCGACAGATTAGTAACAACAGTCATTTATTATTTCCTTTGAGGGAGTTTCCCTTCGCGAGCCATTTTTAGGACTTCCTCTTGGCTCATTTCGAAGAGTGATTTAGGTTTACCAGCAGTGTTAGTACCACCAGCAGTATTGCTAGAGGAGCCACCACCGTTGTTTGTCTTAGTTTTGAACAAGAAAGATTGATCTTCATCTTTAGCAAATGCACCGATGAAGTCATTTACAGATACACCAGACTTATGAACCCACACGCCATTTTCATTTTGTGTAAGTTGGCTAGTAATTTCTTTAAAGGCAATCTCAGCAGCTTTGTCATTACGAAATTCAAGACCGGAGAGAGCAGCACGTACAGTTACGTCACGAGACAATTCTGTATTACGCTTTTCTAAGGCTTCACGAGCAGCTCTTTCTTCTGCAAGTTGCATTTCAAGAACTTCTTTGTGTTTACCTTCTTCTTGAAGACGCTTGATTTCGGCAGCTTTCTTTTCTTCTTCAGCTTCTTTAAGTTTACGAAGTGCTTCGTCACGAGCTGAAAAAGCGTTATCTAGCTTACCCTTAATTTCTTTAAGTTGTTCAGCAACACGCTCTTCAACTAACTTTTTGACAAGATCATCATCGCCATTATTTCCTGCAGCCTTACGTGCAGCCTCAGCCTCTTCAGCAGCCTTACGCTCAGCTTCCAGACGAGCTAATTCTTCTTGATTATTGTTAGTATCAGTCATTTGTATTCTCCAGGCACAGCCTAAAATTGATTTTCGAGTACGACTCGGATAGATTAACCGCCGATACCATACCATGATCTATTACTAGTGAAGTCTCTGGGTAAGTTCTCTAGAATAGATTCAGCTGTAAGTATATCAGCTTCGGTTACTAGTTTGCCACCAATACGAGATCTTCCAGCAACTGGAATTAAACCTATATCGATAGCTTCATTAAGGTAACGGTCATAAGCCTCACGAGGAAGTCCTCGTTTTAGCATTTCGTCCAATGTGTCCTTAACGACATTCTTTGTAAGTGTATTTGCATAAATCTTACGTAGAGCTTCTTTAGCTTTTAGTAGATCAGCAGCGTTTGTAAAGAAAGCATCGTGAATTGTAGAAGTACCTACGTTATTCTTCTTTCCCCACAAATGGAACTGTTTTACTAAAGTAGCATCATTTGAGTGATTGCCATTAACTGCATAAGCTGTACGTGCCTTTGTTGCATTTACAATTTCATTCATTTTACCACTCTTATTAAGCACCTCATCCCACCAAGTAGGGTCTGTCTTTTGCTTAACTTGAATGATGTTAGTGATCCACTCACCTTCAGCTGTCTTATATCTTAAGCGTTCTTCAAAAGATTGTGTAAACTTTTGTTCAATAATCTTACCATCAAAATTAACCCAAGGTATTTGAGTCCAATTCTTTGGTAGTTCATTAGGATACAAAACATCTACACCAAACACTGTGGTACCTGTTCTTCTATACTGTGCCTGTTTAGCACCAAATAAAAGATCAGCCATAGTACTGTTAGGCTTCCACCAATCAAAACGTTTAAGTAGCTTCTCAGTCCAAGTAGTGTTTGGATCAATACCAAGAATCTCTGCAATACGTTTATCAGGCTTCTTCCCTAAGAATCTGTTTCCTAGAGTTGATTCCTTAGCTATAGCTTTCCAGTCAAAGGAAGCTTCACCAGGTTTTGAAGTCAGAGCGAATTCTTCAGCAAGTCTACCAAAGAACTTAGTAAAGTCTTTAAGGATAGGTACTTGTGATCTTAAGTTTTCACTCATAATACCTGCAATTATAGAAAAGTCATCAGGCGTAACAACACTTTCGTAATTACGAGTCATCTTCTCAACAAGATCTCTAGTCTTAGGATCTAAGAACCAGAGTTGTTCCATAATGTCATCACCAGGATTTAAGCCTTTATTGAAGACATCTTTCACATCTTGTCTAAGAGCCATAAGCTCTTCATATAATTCAGGGTCTAATTCTTTGTATCTAGCTGCTCTTGCGCTTATCTCATTCAATACAGTATCTCGATCAGAGGCTTTAACAACAAGTCTGCCATCCTCTTTATCTAGAACCTTTGCAAGCTTACCCTCAACATTCATGATCCCTGTACGTTCACCTGCACCATATAGCGTAACCATATTCTGTGCTTTAGCGGCCTTACGTAAGTCTTTCTCTGTCAAGCCTAATTTTTCATTTAGCTTTCTAAATCTAGGATCGTTGTAAGTAGCTGCTGCAATTTCATCGTAAAGTCTCTTCTTTTGATTTGTTGGAATGACATTCGAAAGTTCAGCTAATTGTTTATTCTTAGTCGTCAATGCAATAATCTGAGCACCAGAGGATGAAGCATCCTGCTCTAATGCTAAGCTTATTTTATAATCCTCTAATTTAACGAGGTTTGCCTTTGAATAATTACCCTTCAGATATTCATCGATCTTTGCCACTTCAATAGCGAATCTCAAAGCTTTACCTTGCTCTTCACCATCGATCTCAGCCATAAGGTTTGATTCTAAGATACGTCGAATGTCATTTGGCTTTCCGCGCCGCATAGCATTACCAATATCTACCAATTCCTTACGCCATTTTTCGGCAATCTTCTGTCTACCTAATACAGATAATCCATTAAAGTTTCCTTCAAGCTTATCAGATAAGCCACCTAAGAAGGAGCCTATTTGATCCTGTAAATTATAGAATTCATCAACACTAAATTTCTTAGGCGTTGCTGTATTTAAGAATGGTCTAAATGTTTCACCAGCTTGTGGACCAATGAACCCACGTTCATAGATACGTCCACGATGGTCTAAGAATGGATGATTGCTAAAAGCTTTATCACTCTTACTTAACCACTCCATTGCTTTGAATCTTTCATAAGTATCACCACGACCTGCGATGTACTTCTTATACTGATTCAAACCATCATAGAAAGCTGCTTTACCTTTATCATCTCTAAAGAATAGTATCTTGCTAATAGCATCATAGTAATCTTTATCAATCTTGAACTCAGTGTTAGCTGCCCAATTAAGAGCATCTACCATATTCTTATCCATGAACTCAGAAGGGAAGTCTCTAAAGCTATCAGCTGAAATAATAGGAATACCAGTATCTCTATTATCTTGTGTAAAGTAGGTTTTATAACCTTCTCTAAACTTCAAACGATTCTTACCAGTAGTCACACCCACACGTAAGCCTACATCAACTTTACGTACAAGTTTGGCATAATCCAGAATATTCTGATCTACAATGCGAATGTTAACAGCAAATGTGTCATAGTATGGTCCAAAGTATCGACCACCATTACGACTTTTCATTCTACGCTTCTGTACGCCATACGTCTCAAGCTTATAGATACCCTTATCTTTAGCATCATCTAAGATTTTAACGCCAAGCTTATACCATTCGTTTCTACTACCACGATAGTTAGCTGCATTATACAGGTCTCTACCTAGTGAAATAGCGAATTGATCTCTGTCAGGAGTATCGGCAAAGGCTAAACGTTTAGCGAATCTTAGATAGAAGTCTTCAAGATCAGCGTCTTCAAGTCTGTTTCTAATCTTAAATGGTATCTTAAGATCAAGTACATTACGTAAACGTCTTGCTAATTTAGGAGCTTGATTGTACTCCCATTTACGCATTGAAAAGATATTATCTAAGAATGTGTCATGCAGATCTTGTAACTCAGTTGGACCAAGTACAGCATCTACATACTCAAGCTGTTTAAGTCGTTGCCATATATTTTGATCACGACGTAACTGTGTCTCCATATAGTCAGATACGTTCATAACATCAAACTTAATTTGACTATTTAAAACTGCCTTAAAGTTGCCCCAAGGCTCTGCGTTCTTTCTAAAACGAGTAAACACAATACGTAGATTATCAGCAATAACAGCACGCTCATTGACGCCCATTCTATTTTCTAAATCATTTACAAACTTCTCAATAAAGTCTTTATCTACCTGTTTAAGATCAGGCGATTCTCTAAGAAGTCTTAAATTGTTCTCCAATACAGCTGGATTTGGTTGATACATTCGAGAATCTTCATACCTGTTTGTCATAGGGTTAAATTTGAGATTCTCTTCTGTAGGTGGGCTATTAAGTACACGTTGACGAGTAGCCTTCTTAGTATGCAGCAATGCACCACGATAATTCGTGTAAGATAGCATACCATCTAGATCACCAGCCTGTAGGATATAGTAATCCTTTAAGGCCTTTTGCAGATCCACATCGTTGATAATATCATCAGGTCTCGTAGCCCACAACTTAATATTGTCCAGCTTTTCTTTTGCCATTGCAAAACGTCTTGTATCGCCTTCTGCTCCATAGCCCGAATCCGTCATCCTTCTAAGTTCTTTAATGCCAATGGCTCTACCATCAACTGTAAACTTGTCAAGTGTAAGCTGTCCAGATTGGAACATCTCTACACGATTATTGTCACCTAAATGCTTTAGTTGTACATCTAGAGGCTGTCTAAATAGCCATTCGCTATAAGACTCTTTTAGTGGAGTCTGTCCATCATAATAGGCGATCTGTTTAGGAGTAAGTCCTTCGAAGTTTCTTTTTCGAATTCTGTCAATCCCCTCCAGCTTAGCAAGGTCTGCATAGCTTTTGACAACAGGGACAGTAGTACTACGACAGTACCAGTGAGCAGGAGGAAGATGTACTGTATCATCAAGGGCATAAATATTGCCGTCACGATGAGCACAAAGAGGAGTAGTACGACTATCAAGAACGGCAACGTACTGCCATCCTCTAAGAGCGTCTTTATTTGCTTTATATACTTCATTATCTGCTTGTGCTTGCACAGATGTCATTGCCGTGCGAGCTAATCCTAGTGATTGATTACGGGTTATATTAAATACATTACCCTTACGAATTTGTAGAGCAATGTCCGATTCAGTCATACCATCAGCAATACCTTTACGGATTACTTGTTCAATA